TCAGCGGGTTGCTTTTGAGCGAATCGCCTGCTTGTGGCGCACATAGTCGGCAGTCTGGGACTGTGTGGAGTGAGCACCCATTCGCTGAGCCGCAGTAACCCCGTGGAGGCGATCCACGTCGGTCAGCGCCTTGGCCCGCAGGTCGTGAATGTGGGCGTCCTTCACCCCGGCACGGGTCAGCGCGCGGCGCCACGCGGACTTCAGCGCCTCGTAGCTGTACGCGCCGCCATCAGGCCCGGTGAACACGTATGTCAGTCCCACATTCTTTTCCGCCTTGATCCGCGCAACCAGTTCGCGCAGCCTGGGCGTCCACTCGATCAGCACCTGGGCACCTGTGCTGTCTTCGACCTTGGACGGACGGAACAGGACGCCATCGCGCCCGACGTTGGCCCAGGGCAAGGCCAACACGTCCCCGATGCGCTGGCCCGTCAGATAGGCCATGTCCAGAATGGCACAGATCATCCGCCCTGCCGGGTTGATCTGCTTCGCGCGCTGGCCGCCACTGCGCAGCGCCGCCACCTTGATTCGCCGCAGCTCGCTATCAGTGATGTAGCGGTTGCGCGCCTTCACGCTCGCAGTCCGGATCGCGTCCACCGGATTCGCGCCAGACTCTCTATACCCCTTTTCCTCTGAAAAACGCATAAGCTCGCGCAGCATTGAGCGATATGCGTTATATGTCCGGGGCATTTTCGCGAACGCTTTCAGGAACTCAACCGCATCGGGCGTTCGCACATCCTCAGCCCGGAATTCTGCGAAAGCCTGGGAAATCGTCCGCACCTGGTAGATGTCATTCGCCTGGGTCTTCTTCGCATGCTTCGTGCTGACCTCCTGAAGCCACTGGCTGCAGATCGCCTGCATGCGGTCATCCACAGCGCCGCGCATTTCGGCATCTGCCAGAGCGCGATACAGGGCGGGTAGGCCATCGGCTATGGCCGACAGCCGTATCCAGGACCGCTGCTTGTTGACCTGGCGCACCAGGTAGTAGGCGCCATGCTTTGCATGCACGCCCTTCGGGAGGTGGCTTTTCTTCTTCATGCGACTTGTCGGAGCTTGGGAATGCGGACCTGAGGCCTGTCTGTCTTGATGGCGCTGCCTGCGCACACGGCGGTGTAATGGGTGCGCTCCAGCAGTACATTGCCAGCACGGCCAATGCGCGCCCTGAAAAAACCCTGCTGGCGCAGGATGGCAAGCTGCTTGGACGGCCACTGGTAGCCAGTCAACTCCTCAATTTCTTCTCGCGTGAGAGTGAGGCTCATGTTGTTTCACTCCTAGTTTTTTCTGCTGCTGCACGCGCGGGTCGCGCTCATGCTGATATGCGGCCCACAGCGCCAGGCCATCGGCGCAGCGCTCCTGGGAGCGCGTGACACCGGCGGCGATGCACTGCGGGCAGCTGAAGTGGTGGACCTGATACGCGCGGTCGGCCAGCTCCCACGGGCTGGCGCTGGGCGGCTCAGGCATAAAAAATCCCGCTCTCGGCGGGTTCTCTGTAGTGCTTCTCTTCGTCTCGCCATTTGCGCGCCTGGCGCACGTCTCGCTTGCTCATGAGGCCTCCGGAGGTGATGGCAGTGGGATCCAGTGGGTGAAGTTCTCTTCGCCCCAGGACGCCCCAGACTCGACGGCCGCGTTTGCGCGCGCGATGCCGTGTGGCGTGAATGGGTCGAATGGATCATCGGGCCATGTCCATTCCGCATCTCCGAACTCGTCCTCGTACCATCGTGCGATGACCAGCGGATCTGCCGTCCAGCCGTCTCCTTCCTTGGCCGGCGCGCGCCAGAGCATGATCCATGTCCCATCCTTGGGTGCTGTCTCGATCGATCTCCAGTCCATGACTGGTCCTTCGGCGCTCAGCGGCAGCGGCTTGCGCGCCTCCAGCTCTGTCCGCTGGTTCCACGCTGCAATGGCGCTGGCGCGATCACGCCCCACTCTCTCGATGGCGCGAGACGGCTGTCCAGCTGTTGGCGTGCAGTGATGGAATATCGATGTGCTGGTGGGTCGGGTGTAGCCCATGCCAGACCATACTTTCCCGTTTTCGCGGATCTCGGTGTTGCCGGCGCCACAGAACGGGCAGGGCAGCAGTTCGGAGGGTGTTGGTGCTGTGGTCATTGCTTCGCCTCGATTTCTTCTCCGCAGAACAGGCGCCACATGTGCGCGATGGCAGCCTGGGCCAGTGCTTCGGTGGCCAGCCCGCTGACGTGCATGGTGGCTCGGTAGGTCCCGTCCGCCTGCTTGTCGTAGACGATGGTGACGATGGGTTCTGGTGCTGTGGTCACGGGGTCTGTCCTTTCTCGGCGTCGTACTGCGCAATGGCCCAGACGATGGCGCGGCAGCACCAGATGTAGTGGAAGTCCCAGGTCATCCCGTCGGGGGCGCCGTCGCTCAGGTCGAATCGGAAAAGCATCTTCGCGCCTGGGCCGCCATCGCGGTAGGAGAAGTTGCGCAGCACATCGACAGCGCCGTATTCGTCCGGCTCGCTGTCCAGCGCCTCGATCAGTTCGTCACGGGCTTCCAGCCGCTGGAACGGATTCATGTCCTCTGCCGAGCGGTCGAACTCGGCAAGTGCCGCAGCGCGGAACGTGTCCCAGTCAAAGCTGCGGGCACGGTCGCGGCCGTCGGTGATCTTCTCCTGCCAGTAGCCCGGGTTGATGCGCGAGCCGCTTGAGCGGAAAAACTCGAACATGTCCTCCAGGCGTGTGAAGGTGAAGGTTTCACAATCGCCTGTGATGACCAGCCGATCAGGCCAGGTCACGATGTCGAACCAGCGGAAGCCGCCGCCGGCCAGGCGGAAGCGCAGATGGCGGTAGAGGCCGTCATCGCGCAGTGCCTCCATGGTCCAACTGGCCATGTCCTTGTCGAACTGCTCTTGGGTGGGTTCGTAGTCTTTCACGATGCAGGTCCTTTCTGCTGCGCCTGGGCGCGCTCAAACTCCACGACCCAGACCCAAGGGTTCTTGGCCCAGGAAGCGGGGCCGTTGATCGACTCCCAGAGGCTGCGGAACGACTCTCGCGGGCTCAGCGACCAGTCCTGGCAGGTTTGGTCCAGGTAGTTGCGGTAGCCGCATTCCGGGTCTCCTGCCATGCACTCGATGCCCTCGGCGCGCGCATCTGCATCGCTGATGTCTTGCAGGCGCTCCCCACGCAGAGCCGTGATCTCCAGCGAGATGCGGCTGGCCCAGCGGGGCATGTGGATGCCAGGTCGCAGCTTTCCCGGCCTGGTCTTCTCTGGTGGCGTGTCAAACCCGCGCCATTCACCGGTTCGCGAGCCGTCGGCCTCGAACTGGGTCGGCGCCCACGGCGTTCGATAGCCGGCGTCCAGGGCTTTATCGCCGCACACGGATGGCGAAAGGTGATCCAAACTTGCAGGGAAGCGGAAGGCCTCGCGCACCCACAGCTGGTCGCCAATCTGTCCTTGCGGGCAAGGCATCCACACGTCGTCGTCGCAGTCAGGATGTTGTGCCCATGGCCACAGGGTGCCGTCATCGCGCTCCTCAACATCGAAGCCCCACTTGAGCTTCAGAATGCGGCGCGTCTGCGTCTTTGTGCCCGCGAGGATGGCGCGCACCATAGGCGCCGAAAACAGGATCGGTCGTTCTTTCATGTGCTCTCCTTGTGCGCTGCGGGGCGCTCGCTGAGCCCGCTCCACTGCCAATCGCTCATCCCAAAAGGGCGGTGATGGCTTTTGTAGTGGTCCGGGCGCTGCTTTATGTCTCGGTAGAGGGCCAGTTGGCTCCTGCTGTATTGCAGCGGCTCGCTGGCGGCTTTGCTTTCGCGCGCATGTAGGCGCCACCAGACGGCGTGCCAGTAGTAGCAGCGCGGCCACCCTTCGATAGCGGCGCGTGCGCTGGCATGGCTCATTGCTTCGCGCAGGTGCATGCTCAGGCCCCCTTGGCTGCTGCCTGGGCTGCGATGGCCGCGTCGATAGCGTTGATGAAGTGGTCTTCCACGCGGCCCTCTGTGATGTTGGCGCCTGGTATCGCCTTCAGGTGCGTGACGCTGAATCCGTGGCCCGTCGCGGCCGAGTAGTGCCCTCCCACGAAACGCAGAACCGCGCGCCAACGCGCGGCGTCGTTTACCACTTCGGCATCCGCCTCTACCCGGGTGCAGTCGCGGTTCAAGCGGCGCGCGATCTGGTCGCCCGATGCGCGCTGCACGGTCGCTGAGCATTCATTGCAGCCGAGAAAGAACAGCACACCCATATCGTGGGAGCGCAGCCTGCCTTGCTGTACATCGCTGTTGTTGACGATGGAGCAGTGCCATTGCAGATCGACGCTGCCGCATTCTTGGCATTGGGTCTTCATGCCGAGCCTCCAATCCTGGAAATGCCAGCGTGGTGCATGTCGCCCCGATGTGCCGGATGCGTCTTGCAGCGCGCGCAGTTGTAGGGGTCAGTGCAGACGTCCAGTGGAGCCGCATCCGCAACAGGTGCACCGCCTTCCTTGGCCTGGGCTGCGATAGCCGCGTCCACCGCCACCGGGTCGAAAAGCGCGTGGGCGTCATCGAACTCGATCCAGCTCCCCGTCCGGTCATGTGCCCGCCGCACTATGCCGTCGTCGTCCAACACGAACGAGTAGCGCTGCAGGCTGCAGAGCCGATTGCGGACCGCCTCGAAAGCCGCGTCGCGTTCGCCCTGGGCATCCACTGCAGGCGCAGCAGGTGCTGCCGCATCGGCGCGCGGCCAGATGTCGTCACGGTATGCCCAGTGCGTGCACACGCGGGCAACTTCAGCGCCGTCCCCATCGCCATCAGTGTGGAAGTCGCTCGCTCGGATGTCGTGGACCTGGACGCCGCCGAAGTCGTCGTGTGCCGTGACGGCAATCACTCGCACGGCCCTGTCATCCGTCCACGGCGGAATGCCAGTGCGCCAGGGCAAGCCCGAGGGCGCAGCAGGTGCCTGGGGCGCTGCTGCCAACCGTGCGCGCGCCCCAGCGTCGTAGGCTTCACGGGACACAGGGCCTGTTGTCGGTGGGCAGTCGTGGCCTTGGTATCCGAGCGTCCAGTAGCGTGCGGCAAAACCCGTGTAGGGGCAGGCCGGGGCTGCAGGCGCTTCCAGGGCGGGCGCTGCCGGGGCGCGCAGGTATGCCATGGGCGCGCCCGGCTCGGTAGCGGCGTCCAGCACGATCTCGGCCACCTCCAGGCTGCGGCTGGGGTTGCCGGCAAAGCCCATCATCACGATGGCAAGGTCGCGGCGCGTCTTGTCCCAGGCCGGACCAGCCACAGCGGCAGGAGCTGCCCCGGCGCGGGCGATGCGAGCCTTCAGCTTCTCGACCTCGGCCTGCAGGATGCGGATGGTCGTTGTGCCGTCTTCGGCTTCAGGCAGCTCGCGCAGCCACCACGCGACGGGGCCATCCTCCGTGTCGAAGATGGATACCAGCTTCCAGCCGTCGTCATGGGGCGGGATGGGCAGCCAGTCGGTCCAGTTGACGGCCTCGCTCATCGCGCCGAGCACCTCCCCGTCCAACTGGTCCTCGGCCGACGTGTGCGCCAGCTCCAGACCTAGCGCGGCGAAGAAGCTGCGGGGCATCATGCCTTCGTCCAGCAGCGGCAGTTCGGGGTGATCGCCCAGCCCCATCTCGTCGCGCTCGATGGCGCGGCCGTCGAGGATGCGGGCCTTCCAGCGGTCGTCCAGCACAGGATGAGTCTTGCCGGCGCGCAGCTGCTCGATTGCGGCAGTGATCGGCTCGGCGCCGGGCTCGATGTCCGAATTGATGCCCAGGCAGTCGCTGACTCGGCCCAGGGCCTCACAGGCAGCGTTGAACATGCGGGCGTACTGCTCGATGGTGGTTCCGGCCAGGGTTACGGGCTCCTCGATCTGGGCCAGGCACTGACTGGCGCGCGCCGCGGCGAACACGTCCCGGCCGTAGGCCAGCAGTGCCGCGCGATCTGCGCCCGTCACGAGGTTCAGGGAGTGGGGCGCCATCAGCAGGGTCAGGTGCGTGTCGTCGCCGGGCTGGATCTTGGTTGCTGTCATGCTGCTTGCTCCGTGGTGTCGGCGTGGTTGAGGAAGTCGGCGGGGATCAGGACGCCCAGCTTGTTTGCGGGCCGCCAGCAGAGCGGCTCGCACGTCGCAATCACTGCGTTCAGGGCATCGAATGCCTGGCGCAGCGCGTCCGGGACTTCGCCGTCTTCTGGCAGGTCGTCCGCGAAGTGGTCATTGGGGTCGATGGGTTCCGCGTGCACTGGCTCGCATTGCACGAGGCGGACGCCTTCTGGCTTCAGCGCGTGCTCATCCAGCCAGTAGCGCAGGTCTTCGATGTCGAAAAAGAAGCGGTCGCTGTCGAACACGCACAGCGGCATCAAATCCTCCGAGAAAGGAGCCTTTGGCATGGCCTGCCACTGGGCATCCCTCCTTTCGGCGTAGCAGGCCTCGCAGTAGGAGCGGTTCTCGACAGGGCCGTGTGCAGGGTTCTTTTCGCAAATGCTGTGCGTCGATCCGCAGTAGCGCGCCATGCGCTCGTCGTCACCCCAGAACCGGCCGTCGCGTGCAACCCAGCCCGTGACGGTCTGAATGCTTGCGGCCTCGGGGGAACTGGCCAGGATCATTTCGGGCTGTTGCTTCGTTGCTGTCATGAGGCTTCCTTGGGGATGCGCCACAAAGTGGCGGTGGTGTTGATGACGTGGCCTGCGCGCTGCAGCAGCAGCTGGCACGCGGCCTGGGGTGGGGTCGGGGTCATGGGGCAATGAGAAAAGCCGCTCGCGGCAGGGCCGGGCGGCTTTGGGGGAGGGGAGGTATCAGGACAGCGCCCATGCGCTGTGCTCATGCCTCGGAGGTCAGGTGGCGGGCGTCTCGTCCCAGGTGCGGCCGTCCAGTTGGCGGCCTGCGGCCTTCTTGCCGACCCTGTACATCGTCATGGCGCTGAGCGGGAATGCGTTCGGTTCGAGGAAGTGGTGCACGCTGCCATCCAGATGAATCACCGTGCTCTCTGTCGTGCACACGCGGCCATAAATGTCATCAAGGTTGGCTTGGTCCTCGTGGGGCTTCGCAATCACACGGGACCGCCAGAGCGCGCGGTCCTCACCTTCGCTCATCTGTGAGATCGGCCGCCACTCACCCCACTGTTTGAACAGGAAGGGGACGCCAGCAGCGTTGCACTGGTCGCGCAGGCTGCTGGCCCATTCTGGATGCATGGGCCGCGCGCCTGGGCCGCTCTCTCCGCCCACGATCACCCAATGGATGCCGCTTTGGATCAGCCAGGGCTGGCAGATCTTCGAGCCTCCGCCTTGGTCAAGGTCAGGCCCGGAGCGAGGACGCTCCAGATTCACCGACCCCAGCAGAGGTTCCATGCTCAAGAAGTGCACGCGCGCCGCCACGGCCAGCAGCTTGTGAATGTCGCGGTCGGCCTCAGGCTGGCTGGTGATGGTGGCGCCCAGCCACACGTTGCTGGGCGGGGTGTCGTCTTCGGTCCAGTCCTGGAGCCACTGCGACAGCGGCTGCGCATCCACGGCCGGCCAGTTGTCCAGCACCCAGTTGTGGGCCTCCTGCAGACGCTGCAGCACGATGCCAACACGCTTGGTCAGCAGCAGCCAGTCGAGGTGCGGCGTGGTGCGCACCAGCTCAAGCAGGTCCACCAGCCATTCGATAGGCACAGCGTTGTCGAACACGTCCGCCAGGGAGGCGCAGAACACGCGCTGGCGGCGGCCATGCTGCGTCATGAATGCATCGGCCTGAGCGTTCCAGCGGCGCGGCATGGCCCAGGTTGCGGGGCTGGTGCGGCGGCGCGGCGCGCCTGGACCCCAGTTCACGGCCTGGCCACCGCCAAAGCGCGCATTGCGGGTCTCGGCATAGCAGTGGTCACAGCCCGGGCTCACCTTCTGGCAGCCTTCCCAGGGGTTGAACGTGTGGTCGGTCCATTCGATCTTGCTGTTCTCGGACATTGCGGCTCCATGAGAAAAGCCAGCGCGACGGCTGGCTTGGTTGAAGGGGAAGTGATGCATCAGGGAAGGAGCCGCGCGGCCCCTTCGCTCATGCCTCGGTCAATGGCCGCAGGGCAGCCCTTCGCCTTCGGCGAGTTGGTTGGGTGCAGGCGCTCCGCAGCTGAGGCAGCGGCGGGCCTGTGCGCTGGTGGTTGCCTGATGTGCGCTGCACTTCACGGCTTTCACGCCGTCCGGATAGGCCTTGATGACAGGCATGGAGGCGAAGGGCAGGGTGGCGCAGGTGCGGCTGCCGCCGAAGCAGGTCTGGCACATGGAGCCTTTGGGCTGATGCTGAGTCATCGCGTGGGCTCCACGTCGCTGGTGCGGTGGACGAGGCCTTGCCAGTGCTGGCCAGGCGGCAATGGCGTGGTGTGGCCGGACCCGTCTGCCGTGGGCCTTGGGAGCGCAGCCTGCAGCGCTGGCGAGTCAAGAAATCCCACGCGAGAGGCCTTGGTGATCCGCGCGAACTCGATCTCTGCCCGTGAGCTGGCCACCAGGGTCTGGCCGATGTCGGTGATGGCGCGGGCGATCTGCGGCGTGGTGGTGCCGCTGCGCAGATCCTTGATGGTCTGGAGCAGTAGCGATTGCAGCTGGCCCATGCCGCTGGTTTCAGGCGGCGTGTGCTGGGTGTCGGTTGTGGTGGTGGTCATGCTCGGCTTTCTCAATTTCCTTAATCTCATGGTCCAGCTGGCGTGTGAGCTCCCACACGGGCAGCAGGTCGATGGGGACGGCGGCCCCGTTGCTGCGGGACAGCTCTGCGCGTGAGATACAGCGCAGGTTGTTGATGTCGAAATTGGAGGTGTCTCCGTCATGGAAGATGACGGCATGGCCCTCCGGGATCGGGCCGTGGTGCTGCTCCCACACGATGCGGTGCACCAACGCCCAGCGGTTTGGCTCGGCTACCTTGCGCTTGAGGTAGCGGGCTGCATGCGGCAGCGCTCGGGGCGGTGTGGTCCAGCGCTCTGTGCCCACGGGCACCCAGGTTGGCGGCCGGTTGCCGGCCTTGAAATGGCTTCGACCCAGCTCCACGCTGTACCCGTGCAGCCCCTTGTTCCAGGGCTTGAATCCAGCGGTGAACTGACCCTGTCGCCGGCCCTGGCGCAGCATGGAAGTGCGGTAGGTCTGGGTCAGCGCGGCAGGGGTTTTGCGCAGGCCCAGGCGGCTGGCTCGGGTGGCGATGTCCTGCATGGGCATGCCCAGCAGCTCGCCCAGGTCCTCGTTGCTCATGTCGGCATACAGCAGTTGCAGCAGGTCATCGAGATCCGTCCAGCGGCCGGTGCGCAGGGTCTTGGCGCCGGGTGCCTTTTTCACGCCCAGGTCATAGGCCCGCTGCTGCACATGCTTGGCCGTGCGCTGCAGGTGCACAGCGACGTCGGCGGTGGGCTGGGTGGGGTAGTGCTCGCGCAGGTAGGCGTCATCCTCGGCCCGCCATGGCGTGTTCTTGCTCATTGCGGCAGTCCGACCTGCTGCCCCTTGATCCGCAGCACGCGGCGTGCATGGTTGCCCACCTCAGGGGTGACCGAATAGCCGTAGCCATCAGGGTTGATCAGCTCGCGGATCAGGTCGAAGGCCTCGGCCGCATCCGGTGCCAGGTGGCTGGCGTCGTAGGTGGTGGTTTCGAGGTTGGGCAGGTGCTGGGCCATGCGCAGCAGTTCCAGTGCGGCCGCGTCCTCGGTGTGCAGGCCGCGCCCAGGCACGGGCCGGGGCAGGTTGGTGGTCAGGGCAACGCGGCCCTCGTCGTCGGCGGAAATGGCAATGATGATTTGGCGGGCCATGGTGGTCTCCTGTGAAGCGGCGGGGTTAGGACGGGGTTCCGTCAAGGTGCAGAAGGCGGTGGATCTGGTCGCGCGAGCGGTCGAACTGGACGGCCCACGCGGCGCGTTGGGTGATGAGCGGGCGACTGGCCTGCCGAGCGGCAAGGGCGTGGGCGTCGGCCAGCGCGAAGGCGTGGTGCAGCGCGTAGTGCCAATCGCTGGTCCAGTGGTGTTCGCGGTCAGCGGTGGCAGATGACGACATAGGGCCGGTCTCCGAATTGCTCCTGAGCCCAGGCGCATGCGTCTTGCGTGCAGGCGCCGACGAATTGCTGCTGCGTGCAGCCGCATTTGATGGTGAAGGTGCGCATGTGGCTCCAGTGATCAGAGGGATGGGAGTTCCAGCGGGATCTGCTGGAGCTTGGGCGCGCTGGGCGCATCTGCGGCGCTGGCTTTGCGGCTGCGGCGCTTGGGCGCAGTGGCAGCAGCTGCAGCGCTGGCCAGCTGCTCGCGCGCCTTGGCAAACGTCTCTGCCACGTTGGTGGCTTCGCTGCGGCGATAGATGAAGGCGCGATCCGTGAGCGGTGTCGTGGGGTGCGTGATGCGGGCGAGTTGCATGTGGGTCTCCGGCATGCAAACGGCCCGCTCAGTGGCGGGCCGTCGGTTGGTCAAAGAACGTGGTGCCGCACCAGGCGTAGAGCAGCATTCCGCTGTGCCTGGCCTCGTCCAGCGCCGCATATCCCGCGTTGCTCAGCAGCGCGCATGCGCTCCAGATCAGTGGGTGGCCGTCGCCCTCGCGCTCCATCACGGCGCCTTCGGCCAGGTCGCGGAAGTAGGTGGCCAGCCAGAACGGGCCAGGTGGCGTCGGCGGCGGTGTCTCGGGGTACGGCGGGCTCATTGGTGCTGCGTGGCTGCGTCGAAGAACGTGGTGCCCGGCCAGGCGTAGAGCAGCATGCCGTCTTCCTGCGTGTATTTCGCGGATTTGCGCGCCTTCTCCTGTGTGAGCGTCGCCGCCATGTAGGTGGCTGATCTGGTGACCTGATCCGACTTGGGGTCGCCGATCGCTTCCAGCTTGGTTGCCAGGCCTTCCAAGGCAACGCAGTGCGCAAGGTCGATTAGGTAGGCGGCGAGCCAGAAATTCTTATTGTCAGGGCCTGGCAATCGGGGGAAGGCCATGCACAGGTGCTCGGCCTTCGGTTTGCGAAATGGGCGGCGCGGTGGGATGGCATTTGCCATGGCAGATCTCCAGTGGTGGACGAAGAAAAGGGCCGGTGCCGCGTGGCGGCTGCGTGGGCGAGATGGCTGGTGGTTGCGAAGCGAGAAACCCAGGCCCGGCGAAAAAGAAGACCGCATGTGCATCCAAAGGCGGGTGCTTGAGAGGGCGGATGCGCGGCGTCAAACCGAAGCGCCCTGCGTTGCGCAGGGCGGGCGCGCTGCTGGCGGTCAGCCCGACAGCCGGCAGTGCTTCAGCCATTACCCGCCATGGCTGCGGTGTGTGGGCGCCTCGGTAAACGAGGTCATCCCCTGGCGGTCGTCGTCACGCGCTCAGTGAAATCGGCCACGCTGGGCCGCAAGGGGGTTTTCAGGTCTTCGCGCCGCAGCTCCAGTGATTGGAGTGGGCGCCTGCCGGCCTGGGCGAAAGCAGGGCTCCGAAGGCAGCCCCATACTTCACAGCGTGGGGTGCTGGTCTCGTTTATTTCGCAGGGCGAGAGTGGTCGATAGATGGTCTGGGCTGAGCCAGCCACGGTCTTGTGCCACTCTCTTTTTAAGGACCGGGGCGAGCCCGGCCGATGCCGTGGTGCCCAACGCGATCAAAGATGCGTTGGGCGAACTTTACTAAGAACTAAAGTGGAGGTCAACAAAAAGCTAAAGAAATCTTGAGAGATTCGTAAACATTGCTTGAGCCTGGGGGGGGTAGCCACGAGGCTAGCCGGTGCAGGCTTCATAGATCCCGAGGCTGCGCGCGTCAGCTTGGCTGGAAGATGTTTGGTCTATGAGCGCAGCTTCAGATGTGGCGGCGAACCGCTTGAAGCCGGTGAACCCGCCGTATGAGTTTTTTCCATTGACCTCTCCACACACCACTGCGCCTTCTTGGAAGGCAACTAGGCGAACGTTTCTGAACTGAGCGCTCTGAGGGTCTTTCAGGGCATTCGATACGGCTGTTTTAGCGGAGGAAATTAAATCTTCTTCCGAATGACCAGAATACAAATAGTCTCGGTTAAACAAGGCATAGCCGCCGACTATCTTTATAGATATCTGACGTTCGTGAAGATATGGGTCATATTGAGGGGCTGTCACGCAGCCGGCCACAAGTGCAGCCATCAAAGATGCCGTTACAGTGATGCCCCTCATGGTATCTCCGTTAGAAAATTAAAGAGTCTTGTCCCACGCTGCCAGCAACGCGCTCTATGCACTCAACGTCTGAGCGCATCAACGTCATCGGCTCATACCTGTTGTTGATGCTGACTAGTTGCAGCTCATCGTCGCGCATCCAGTTGAGCTGTTTTAGGAGACACTTTCCATCAGTCAGTTTGACAACGACGTCCATGCCTGGCTGCGATTCTATGCTTGGAGTCACAATTACATATTCGCCCGCCCTATACCGTGGGTGCATTGAATCGCCCTTGATTCTTAATGCGAAGGCGCGGGGGTCTTGTGTCCAGAAATCAACCCATCCATCAATTCCGTTGTCTTGAATGAGGTAGCCATCATCGCCCCCTCGGACGGCGCCTGTTACGGGGACGCGGCGAGGCTTTTTTTCGTTGGCCGCTGGGATGGGGCTATTGTCACCTTCTGGTTTAGTCGCAAAACCATCCTCGAAGTAGCGTTCGCCCAGTCGGAGCTCGTTTGCAATGTTGCGTGCAGACCTCTCGCCGAAGCTCTTGGCTGGGTCAAGGAGTTGAGAGATGCGACCCTCGCTGACTCCTGCGGCGCGCGAAAACTCCACCTGGCTCCCTCTGTAGGGGGGTGAGTCGATCAGTGCCCGTAGGCGCTGTTTTCGATGCTGCGTCAGTTCGTCCATGTTTAGGAAATAGTAAACAATTTGACTTTAGGAAATTGTTGACCCTCTCTTTAGAATGATCTAAAGTGAGGTGATGGAACTTAAGACTTGGCTTACTGCAGAGCGTGGCCGTTCGACGGCCTTGTCGGCTCATCTGTCTGTCACCTTGGGGCGCATCACCCAGATGGCTGATGAGGGCGTTCCTGCGAAGTACATGCTTGCTGTTCGTGACTTCTCCTGCGGGGCTGTGACGCTGGAGGAGATGTTGGCGCCCAAAGATGTGCGTCGTTCGACGAGCAGCGGCGGGGTGGCGCATGTTTGACGTCCTTCCTGGATGGCCTTCTGTTCATCTTGTCACTCTTGCAGAGATGCTTCGCAGCTGTGCAATCACTTCCGGCGCTGCGCTCCCAGTTTCCTGCATGCGCCGACAGCACAGTTCGCTCCAGCGGGCCAGCGCGCCCGCACTGAAACCGGCTCGGCCTTCGCCCTCCAGCACTTCGATCATCTGGCCCAGGAACAGCTCCAGGGCCTGCGCCCATTGGGGGCTGCCGATGGTGTTTCCTGTGGGCGTTGCGGGTGTTGTGCTGTGGGTCATGTCGATGGCTCGCAAGGGGTTGTGCTGATGGGTGCAACTTTCTCAGTTGGCATCGCCCCTGGCTATGTCGAATCTGATCCTCAAGCCGACATTGCCGCCGGCATGGATGTGCTGGACGCGGCTTACCTGATCGCGCAGACCAGCCAGGGCGGGGTCAAGGCACTGGCCGTGCGCATGGGCATCAACGCAGGCACGCTGCAGCACAAGCTCAACACCAACAACGACACCCACCACCTGACGCTGCGCGAATCCGTGCAGCTGCAGGTGGTCACGGGCAATGCGGCGGTGCTGCATGCCATGGCCAGCCAGCTGGGGTACGAGTGCCGGCGAACCCTTCCAGACCAGGCAGAGGGTGACCCAGTGGAGGCCTTCATGCACTTTCAGGCCGCCGTGGCCGAGGTCACGCGCGCTGCAGCTGATGCGCACCGCCAGCCCTCGCGCAATGCGGTGCGGCGGCTTGACCGCCAAGTGCAGGAACTCACGGTCATGGCGCAGTACCTGGCCCGCTCGGCACAGCAGCGCCTGGCCGACACCCCTGGAGGTGGCAATGCGTATTGATATCAAGCCTGAGGGCGGTGATCGATACAAGCGTGCCCTGGCCGGCCTGAATGGCGGGCAGATTGCTCAGGCCACGGCCGAGGCCATCAACATGGGGGTGGGCCGTGTGAAGAACGCCATGCGCGCTGAGATGCAGAGCGTTTTCGACCGGCCCACGGGCTATGTGTTGCAGTCGGTGCAGGTGGTCAAGAAGGCCACGGCCGGCGACCTCAATGCGTTGGTGGCCCCTACATACATGGGCGGCAAGGGCGTGGACCCGCAGCAGATCCTGGCCGCTCAGGAGGATGGCGGCCGGCGCCGTGACAAGCGCAGCGAGAAAGCTCTGCGCACGGCAGGCATCTTGCCCATTGGCTACCAGACCGCGATCCCCGCAACGCCATACCCGGGTAGCGATGACGGACGCGGGAACCTCAAGGGCTCGACTCTGGTACAGCTGATTGCCTACTTCCAGGCCTTCGGCGAGCAGGGCTACCGGGCCAACATGACCAAGGGGCGCATGCAGGCCTTGCACCAGCGTGGTGGCAAGGGTGCGCGCTTCATGGGGCCGGTGAAGGGTATCCGCTACATCGTGGCCTATGGCCGCCTGCGCGGCGGTGCACGGGCCACTGCGCGCGGCGAATACGACAAGCGCGCATCCAACCTGCCGCCTGGCATCTGGGCGGTGACCGGCACTGGTGGCGCAGACGTGCGGCCGGTGCTGATGTTCGTGCGCGGCGGCAACTACAAGCCCCGCATCAGCCTGGACGGAGTGCGCAAGCGCTCGGGCATCGATGAGCTGATTCCCCGCTGGGTCCGTGGCCGCGTCTACGACGCATTCAAGAAAGCCAGTCAGGGCTGACGGCCCGGCTGATATCAGGAGAGATAGACATGCAACACACCACCCATCAGGTGACCTCGCATGACACCAAGGCGGATTCGTTCTCTGCCATTGGCAATGCCACGCGGGTGCGCCTCAACGAACGGCTGTACAGCAGCCTGGCCGAAGCCCACCGCCGGGGGCAGCCCGCCCTGAGCCGGCGTGAGCTGCGGGACTTTCACAACGAGTGCACGGGTGAATGGCTGGAGATCTCCAGCGTGGCCAGCACGGTCAATGCGCTGGTCGCGGCCAAGCGCGTGGAAGAGGTGGCGGCGCGGGCCTGCTCCCTGCCGCCGCACCGCCTGGTCAAGCCTGTGCGCTGCCGCCTGCAGCAAGCGACGTTGACGGACTGAATTGATATCTAAGGTTGAGCAGGCATGAATCACTATCCCCACCACATCGGCGACTTCGACACGGAGACGCGGCATTTGTCACGGCTGGAGCGTGCCATCTACCGTGACATGCGTGACATGTACTGCAAGACGGAAGAGGCATTGGACGGTTCGGACATGGATCGCTTGGCGCGGCGCCTGTTGTGTCGTTCGCCGGAAGAGATCGATGCCTTGCAGTTCGTGCTGGCAGAGTTCTTCACGTTGCTGCCTGATGGCCGATATCAGAACGATAAGTGCGAGCAGATTGTGGCCCAGTTCCGCCAGCAGCAAGAAGGGCGCGAAGAGGTCAAGAGCAACGAGCACCTACGTCAGAAGCGCAGTAGGGCTAGGCGTAGTGCTATCTTTTCTGCGCTTCGTTCACTGGGCATCGTGCCCAACTTGAAGACGCAGATGGCCGAGTTGATGGCGCTGTGCCGTCAGCATGGAATCGTTGTGACAGACACCAGTGTCACGCTCAATGGCATGGATTTGTTGGCTGCTGATACGTCTGGTGTCACGCCGCGTCACGCCGATGTCACGGCCAGTGACACGGCTTGTCACGGAGATAGCACGGGTAACCAGAACCAGAACCAAAACCAATACATACCCCCCAACCCCCCTGCAGGGGGGGCGAGTGGTGGACTGGCTATCGCCACGGCACTTGCAGGCAGCTTCCCGGAGCATCGCCGCACCCGGTTGGTGGACGTGGCCGACGCCGTGGCCGATGCCATCGCCCGTGGCGACGTGACGGCCGAGGAGCTGCTGGCTGCCGCTGAGCAGCAGCGTGGATTGCTGGCGGCGAAGGATGGCAAGGCCTGCCCCAGCCTGCTGCGCTGGGTGCGTGAGCAGCGTTGGAAGGACGTGGTGATGCTGGCATCTTCGGCTGGCGAGGGGCAGCAGCCCGACAACTGGGCAGACACGCGCAGCGGCGTCGAGGGCATGGCGGCCAGCCTGGGCATGCCGAGCTACGACGACTGGTGCGATGCGCGAGCGGGGCAGGGCCTGCGGCGAGCGTTCGCGGACTACGAGGCGGCAGTGCATGCGCTGCTGGCGGCGCAGGGGGTGTCGGCATGACGGTGCGCACCCTCATCGGCGCGGCGGCGCCCCTCTCGATGTGCTCAAAAAATAGGCAGGGTCGCGGGTCCTTTTTGGCCCCCTTGGAAGCGGGTAATTCGAGCCGCGCTCTCGGACTGTTGCGCAACCTTCCTAAGGGGGTTAAGTGAAGGTCCTGCCTTACTTTGATGCTCCTATTTCGCAAGCAGAATTTGCGGCTTTGGTCGGTGTCAGCGAGGCCCGCGTGAGCCAGCTGGTGAGCGAAGGCGTGATCGTCCGTGGCGATACGGGCCACGAATGGCTGCTGGGCTACTGCGAGCGCCTGCGCGACCAGGCGGCGGGCCGTGCCTCGGCCGGTTTGGGCGGGCTGGACCTGGTCCAGGAACGTGCGGCGCTGGCGCGCTCGCAGCGCGAGGCCCAGGACCTGAAAAACGCCGTCGCCCGTGGCGAATTCGCGCCCATCGGCGCCCTGGCGGACGTGCTGGGCCTGGCCAGCTCGGCCGTGGTGGACCGTATGGACCAGATCGAGGGCCAGCTGCGCAAGGCCTGCCCGGATCTACCCGAAGATGCCCGCGTCACGGTGCTGCGCGTGCTCGCCGATGCGCGAAACGAGTGGATTCGCGTCACATCCAAGCTGATCGGCGAGCGCGTGGCGGCCATGGCCGAGGCGCCCGACGAGGATGAGCTGGACGAGGAGGCTGCATTTTGAGCGCGCCCCTGTCGAGAGAGGCGATTTCCGCCATCCAGGCCGCCGCGCAGCTGGGCCTGTCCAGCCTGCGGGCCGACGCGCCGCAAACACTGTCCGAATGGGCAGCCGACCACTTCCTGCTGGCCGGCGAATCCAGCCACCAGAAGGGCGGTTGGGTGGCATGGCCGTTTCAGATCGGGATCTTGGACTTCATGTCCGATGACCGCATCGAGGAATTGGCCGTCAAGAAGTCCAAGCGCGTCGGCTACTCGAAGATGATCACGGCCTTCGTCTGCTACAACATCGCGCACCGCCGCCGAAAGCAGGCGCTGTGGCAGCCCACGGACGACGACCGTGACAGCTTCGTCAAGACCGAGATCGAGCCGCTGCTGGACTGCAAGGACGGCGTGCCTTCGGTGATCGCGGCCCGCAAGCAGGGCAGCCGGGTCGAGGAGACCATCAAGTACAAGCCTTTCCGCGACAGCGTGCTGCACCTGCTGGGCGGCAAGGCGGCGCGGGCCTACCGCCGGATCACGGTGGCCGTGGCCATCCTGGACGAATGGACGGCGTTCGATCAGACCATCGGGGGCAGCAAGGACAAGTCCGCAGGCTCGCCCGGCACCTTGGCCAAGGGCCGGCTGGAGGGCGCGCCATATCCCAAGTTCATCGGCGGCAGCACGCCCGGCATCAAGGGACTGTGCCACGTCAGCCGAGCTTGCGAGGATTCCGAGGACGAGGTCGATTACCTGATCGAGTGCCCGCGCTGCGAGGCCGAGCACCCCCTGGCCTGGGGCGGCAAGGAGGCCATGCATGGCTTCAAGTGGGAGGCTGGCAAGCCCGAGACCGTGCGCCACATGTGCCCCCACTGCCGGGAGTCCATCAGCCAGGCCGAGTATCTGCCGGGCGGCTGGCCGCTGACGGGCGCCTGGGTGTGCCGGAGGTCTGGCCGTCGCTTCGGCGCCGACCGCATCTGGCGCGCTGCCGATGGCACGTCATGCAGGCCCCCGCGCACCCTGGGCGTGCACATCTGGGCCGCGTACAGCCCGCAGCGCACCTGGGCCTCCATCGTGGACGAGTTCGAGAAGGCCCACCGCGCCCTGCAGGAGGGCGATGCAGGCCCCATGACCTCGTTCACCAACGAGACGCTGGGGCAGGCCTGGGAACTGAAGGGGGAGGGCACCGACGACCATGTGCTGCAGGCCCGCGCCGAGCCCTACGCCCTGGGCACGGTGCCCGTGGGTGGCCTGGTGCTGGCGGCTGGCGTGGACGTGCAGCGCACCTGGTGGCAGATCAACGTCTGGGCATGGGGCCGTGGCATGGAGAGCTGGATCGTGGACCGCCACATCATCGAGGGCAATCCTTCCAGCGAGGGCGACTGGGCGCACGTGACCGCTTACCTGCAGCGCCGCTACCGCCAGGCCTGGCATGGTGGCAGCCTGGGCCTGAGCGCCATCAGCATCGACTCGTCCGACCAGACGCAGGCCGTCTACAACTATGTCCGCACGCACCAGCACATGCTGCCCAACCTGCGCGCCATCAAGGGCGACAACAACGACAACCGGCCCATCGTGGGGCCGGCCAGCATGCAGGACCTGGACTGGCGCGGCCAGAAGATCAAGCAGGGCATCAAGCTCTGGCTGGTGGGCGTGGACAACGCCAAGGATCTGCTGCTTGGCCAGCTGGCGATCACGGACGCCGGGCCGGGCTGCGTGCACTTCAGCGAGGACCTGCCGCGCGAGTTCTTCGAGCAGCTGACCGCCGAGCAGCGCATCCTGGCCAAGGTCCAGGGCCGCGAGGCCTATCGCTGGGTCAAGCGCCGCCAGCGCAATGAGGACCTGGACTGCCGAAACTACGCCATCCACGCAGCCATGGCCCAAGGCCTGCACAAGTACACCGATGCGCGCTGGTCGCAGGTCGAGCAGATGGTGCAGCCAGCCCGCGACCTCTTCAGCCCGCCTGAACTGCCACCCGTTGGCGCACTGCCTGCCGCTGCAGCTGCCGCCGCTTCACCCCCGCTGCCTGCTCCCACCACATCACCTGCCCGTGCTCCGGACCCAGCGCCGCGCCGTGCTGCTCCCATTCGCCGAAACGGCGGTTTCTCCCGTTCCTGGTAGCCCTCATGACCTCCAAATCCAACACCACTCTGCCCCTCATGCAACCGGACGCGGCCAAGTCGCCCGCCACGCCAGAAGCGGATTTCGCACCAGACCTCGTGGACCGCATGTTCGACTATCTGGTCGAACTGTTGCCCGAGCTGCGTGGCAGCCCCGCCATTGTTGAGCGTGTCCAGCAGCAGCTGCGCAGCGAGTTCGCCGGCCAGGATGCCTACATTCCCGCCCGGTCTTCCGTGGGCAAGGCAGAGGAACGCCGGCAGGTGCTGCGGCTGTGGAACGGGCGCAATGCCAAGGCTGTGGCGCGCACGCTGGGCATCAGTCGGGCCACGGTGTACCGGTACCTAGAATCGAGTCGGCTGAAACCGTCTCAGGTTTCCGGGAAATGAGACAGTTGCCCCGGTAGCGTGCGGCATATGAGCACGCTCCAAGACCTTCAGATGCGCCTCGCGCGCCTCAATGCCGCCATCCACAGTGGTGAGCGCACCATCACGACCGAGGATGGCGCCTCGGTCACCTATCGCAGCTTGGATGAGATGAAGGCCGCGCGCCGGGATCTGCACACGCAGATTTCGGCCGTGGCCGGCACCGGCCAGGCGCGCGCCCTGGTGGCGCGCTTTCGCTTCGCCGGCCTGCGGGACCGCTGATCATGCAGCGCCGTACCGTGGCCCGCAGGGCCTCCCCCACGCTGGTTGACCGTGTTGTCGGCTATTTCTCGCCCGCGCAGGGCGTGCGCCGCCAGGTCGCCCGGGAAATGCTTGTGCGCGCCTACGAGGGCGCCAGCCGCGCCGATGGCTGGCGCGTCAAGCGCTCCGGAGCCAGCCCCACGGCAGACCACGCCGCCGATGCGCGCGAGCTGCGCATGCGTGCGCGCTCACTCGCGCAGAACGTTCCGAACATCGTGCGCGCCGTCAACGCCGTGCTCGCCATGCGCGTGGGCCAGGGCATCGTGCCCGTGTGGGCCGACGAGGGCCTGGCCAAGCGCTGGCGCGAATGGGTGCTCCATGCCGACTATGACGGCCTGCTGGACTTCTACGGCCTGCAGTACAAGGCCGAGCGCACGCGCGATGTTGACGGCGCCGTGCTCATCCGCAAGCACATCCAGCGCATGGGCTCCACGGTGCCGCTCAAGCTGCAGCTGCTGGAGATCGATTTCCTGGACGCAGAGCGCAACGGCGTGCTGGCTGGCGGGCGCGAGATCATCCGGGGAATCGAGTACGACAAGCGCGGGCAGCGCCTGGCCTATTACCTGTTCGACCGCCACCCCGGTGATGCCGGCATGTGGACCCTGGGCCGCAGCGGCACCAGCCAGCGCGTGCCGGCCGATGAAATCATTCACTTCTTCGACCCCGAGCGCGCTGGCCAGCAGGACGGCATCACGCGCCTGGCGCCCATCATCGCCAAGGTGCGCGACCTGCATACCTACGGCGACTCCGAGCTGCAGCGCAAGCAGTTGGAATCGCGCATGGGGGTGCTGGCCGAGATGGAAGGGACCGGAGGCATGCCGCCGCCGCTGCCAGACGAGGCCGCAGGGCAAAAGCCCGGCCTGATGGACCTGGGCGATCTTGCTGGCGGCGGCATCGTGGGCCTGCCGCCAGGCATGAGCAATCCCACCTTCATCGAGCCCAAGGCCGTGCCGGGCTTTGGCGACTACATGAAAGGGGGTTGGAAGGAGGTGGCCGCAGGCTATCGATGCCCCTACGAGCTGATGACGGGCGACCTGACGGAGGTGAACTTCAGCACCTCGCGCATGAGCATGAACCAGTTCCGGGCCGAGGTCGAATCCGAGCAGTGGCGCGTCACCGTGCCGCGCCTGTGCGCGCCCATTGCGCGGTGGTTCTTGGCGGCCGTGGATCTGGTGGCCACGGTGCCGGCCGATGTGGCTGCGCCGGACTGGAGCACGCCCCGCTGGGCCAGCCCGAACCCCGTGCAGGACGTGGCCAGCGACCTGAGCGCCGTCAAGGGCGGCATGCAGAGCATCAGCGAAGTGATCCGGCGCCGTGGCTATGACCCAGAGGCGGTTTTTACGGAGCTGGAGGGCGACCTGGTGCAGCTGCGTGATCGCGGCATCCTGCCGCTGCTGGCCGCGCTATGGGGTGCGCAGAACCCCATTGACTTGGTGGCCCAGATGGAGGGGCAGGGGCAGAAGTGAAATCGTCTCAGTTTTCCGGGATTTGAGACAGTCAAACCGGAAAACTGAGCGCCATGCCACAAGCCAACGCCCAATCTTCCGCACCCCAGATCCACGATTTGCCGGTGCAGACGCGCGCCGCAAGCCTGGTCCCCGACACCTACAACGAGGCCGACAACACGGTCGAGGTGGTCTGGACCACGGGCGCCATGGTGCGCCGCTACGACTGGTGGAACGACCGTCCCTACGACGAGGACCTGCAGATCACCCCCGAGGCCGTGGACATGGCCCGCTTCGACGCCGGCACGGTGCAGGTGCTGGACTGCCACCGTGCGTATGGCGGGGTGGCGGCCATCCTGGGTATCGCCGTGCGCGGCTGGATCGAAGGCGGCGAAGGCCGGGCCGTGATCCGGCTGAGCCAGCGCCCCGAGCTTGCCGGCATCGTGGCCGACATCCGCGCCGGGATCATCCGCGCCATCAGCTTCGGCTACAGCGTCCAGCGCTACGAAATCACCCGAGCCCAGGACCGCACGGACGGCATCAACGTCGATCTCTACCGCGCAGTCGCCTGGACCCCGCAGGAAATCTCTTTTGTCACTGTGCCTGCCGACCCCAATGCCGGCACGCGCAGCGCACCCACTTCCCAGGCCCCGTCCGGTGCAGCGCCCCAGGGCGGCATGCCGTGCGAGTTCTTCCAACGGGCAGCCGCCCAACCCACCACCCAGGAGCACCAACGTATGCCCCAAGCAAACCAAGCCGGTGAAGGCGGCCAGACCGCCAACACCCCCCAGGGCGCCGCGCCCACCAACGTCTCTCAGGTCCCGCAGAGCCGCCAGACCGAGGGTGCGCCGCAGCCCGCACCTGCCGGTGCGTTCGACGGCCAGCGCGCCGCCGACATCGTTGCGCTGTGCCAGCGCCACAACCTGGCCGATCTGCAGGCCGAGCTGCTGCGCAACCAGTCCACCATGGACCAGGCCCGCGCTGCCGTGCTGACGGCGCTGGACCAGCGCAGCCAGGAGCAAGCCACCGGCCCCACGACCTCGATTCGTACTGTGGGTGATGAACACGAAACCCGCATGCGCGGCATTGAAAACGCGCTCATGCACCGCCTGGACCCCGGCGCGCAGCTGGACGACAACGGTCGCCAGTACCGCTCGCTGTCGCTGGTGGAGATGGCGCGGGAGGTGGCCGAAGGCCTGGGCCAGAAGACACGGGGCATGAGTCGCGCCGAGATCGTCAATGTGGCGCTGCGCGTGCGCTCCGGCATGCTGGGTACGGGCGACTTCCCTGCGCTGCTCGGTGGTGTCGGCCAGCGCGTGCTGCGTGCTGCCTATGACGAGGCGCCCAGCACCTACCAACTGTGGGCGCGCCGTGCCGCCAACCTGCCGGATTTCCGCATTCGCCAGGCCATCGGCGTGGGCGGTGATGTCGAGCTCAAGAAGCTCAACGAGCACGGCGAGTACACCTACGGCAGCCTGTCCGAAGATGTTACGGGCTACCGCGCCTTCACGTTCGGTCGCTCGCTCGCCATCACCCGCCAGATGATCGTCAATGACGATCTTGACTCCCTGACGCGCACAGGGACCAAATTTGCCGCCGCAGCGCGGAGCCTCGAAAACCGCCTGGTCTATGGACAGATCCTGGGGAACCCGGTCATGTCGGATGGAGAACCTCTGTTCGATGCCGAGCACAAAAACCTGCTGACCGGCGCAGGGTCCAAGTTCTCGCTGGAAGCACTGTCCAGCCTTCGCACGCTGATGCGCAAGCAAAAGGGCCGGGACGACGAGACGCTGAACATCGCTCCGGCCTACCTGCTGGTCCCCTCCGACCTGGAAACCCTGGCCTACCAGTACACGAGCCCGAACTACCAGCCCACCAAGGCTGGCGACATCAACGAGTTCCGTACGGGCGGCCGCACGGCGCTGGAGCCCATCGTGGAGCCGCTGCTGGATGACGTGTCCACCACAGCCTTCTACCTGGCGGCCCGCGCCGGCCAGATCGACACCGTCGAGTACGCCTACGTGGACGGCTACGAAGGCCTGCGCACCGAGACGTTCTCCAGCGAAGACGTGGACGGCGTGAAGTTGCGCGCCAGTCTGGACTTTGCCGCCAAGTGCCTGGACTGGCACGGCCTGGCCAAGAGCAACGGCGCCTGAGCGCGCCGCCATCCACTCACACGCTTTCAGGAGTTCCACCCATGAAAAACTACCAACAGCGCGGCCACGTCATCGAGGTCCTGGCAGCTGCCGCTGCCGTGGCGGCGGGCCAGCCCGTGGCCATCGGCGCCATCCTCGCCGTGGCCAATGGCCCGGCCCAGGTCGGCGAGCCCTTCAACGCCGAGCGCGTGGGCGTCTTTGTCCTGCCCAAGGCTGCAGGCACCGCGTGGACGCAGGGCCAGCCCCTGCGCTGGGACGTCGAAACCGGCGCCTTCGCAGTGGGCGGCGCGGCCACGGCCGGCGACGTCACCGGGGCGGCGTTCGCCTTCGAGGCCGCCGACAGCGCGGCCACCCATGGCGTCGTCTGCCTGCCGGGCGTCATCGGCACGGTCGCGGCCTGAGCGGAGCAGGGCCGGGCATGACTTTCCTCCTCATCCCAGGCGCTGAGCGGGCAGGGCGCGTGCGCTCGGCCCAGCAGCGGCACCACGCCAATGCGGTGGCTGTCTGGCAGGGCGGCGATCCCTTCGGCGTCATCCTGCGGCGCAGCCCGCGCGAGGCCTTGGGCATGGTGGGCGCCTACGTCCTGGCCTGCCGGCTGCCCGCTGACATGGTGCCGGGCGTCGCCCAGGGCGAGCCCATCGAGATCGACCAGGTAGCCTACCGTATCGCCGAGCCGCCCCAGCCCGACGAGTCCGGCTGGCTGCTGCTGCAGCTGGAGGAGGCCTGACATGGCGCAGCACATGCAACAGCAGATCCTGGCCGCCTGGCGGGTGGATCTTGTGCTTGCGGCCACCCTGGCTGGAGACAAGGTCCGCGTCGAAGGTCGCAACGCATATCCGGTAGGTGCCCTGCCAGCCATTGATATCAGCGCGGCAGACGAAGGCATTGAACCCATCACAGGCGGGCGCGATGGCCTGGCCACGCTGCACCGGGAATTCCTGGTCGATGTCACCAGCATCGCCACGGGCGACCAGGCGCGCGAGACCGCCATGGAGCTGCATGCGCAGATAGAGGAGCGCATGGGCCCGGCCGCTGGCGGCGTGCTGCTCGGCCTGCTGATCGCGCCACCGCGCTTGCGCGGCATCCGTGGGCAGTGGGATGACGCCGCTACCCAGCCCATCTACATCGTGCGCGGCATGTGGCTGTGCAGATACCTCACCGCCGAGGGCGCCCCGCGCGGCCCGGCATCCCATCCCTGAAAGGAAACGACCATGGCAGTCCAAAACGTTCGTACCTCGGCCGGCAGCAAGCTGCTGATCTGCGCCGCCCGGCCAGCATCCTACGATGCGGCCGGCTTCCAGGCCCTGGCCTTCAAAGAGATCGCTGAGATCACCGACCTGGCCGAACTGGGCCGGGAATACAACCAGGCCACGCATTCGCCCCTGGCAACCCGCCGCATCGTCAAGCGCAAGGGCAGCTTCAACGATGGCAGCCTGACCGTGCCCATGGCCCGCGACATGAACGACGAGGGCCAGGTGCTGCTCAAGGCTGCATCCCAATCGGACGACAGCTACAGCTACTGCATCCGGCTGCAGGACGCTTCGAGCCACTATTTCACGGCGCAGTGCATGAGCTTCAAGCTCAACGTGGGCAGCGTGGACTCCATCACCGCGCACACGGCCCAGCTGGAAGTGGACAACGACATCATCGAAGTGCCGGCCATCACGCACACGCTGGCTTACACGGCCGGTGCCAACGGATCCATCGTTGGACCGGCAGCCCAGACCGTGCCCCAGGGCGCCACGGGCAAGCCCGTGTACGCGCAGGCTGCGGCCGGCTTCGACTTCGAGAAGTGGAGCGACGACAGCACGGACAACCCGCGCTCGGACGCCAACGTGCTTGCCAACGTGGCTGTGCAGGCCAGCTTCATTCCCGAGTAATTCGCCGCTGCCATGCCCGGCTGCGGCCGGGTGGCATGCCCTTCTGTCTTTCTTTCATCGCCACCACCATGCTCAAGCTTTCCCAACTGACCGTCGCAAACACAGCTCCCATGCATCTGAAGGATGCGGCAGGTGAACTCATGTTCTACAAGGACCCGTCGCACGGCGATGAGGCCAAGGAACTGCCTGTTCGCATTCACGTCTTTGGCCCTGGTTCCGAGGAGCATCGCCAGGCGCAACTGCGGGCCCAGCGTCGCGTCATGGCCCTGGTCAAGAAAAGCCGCCGTGCGTTGGAAGACCGGACGCCGGAAGAGCGCACGGCCGATACCGCCGTGATCCTGGCCGACATCACGCATTCGGTCGAAGGTCTGGATCTTGAAGGCCGTTCGGTGCGCGAAGCGATGCTGGCCCTTTACTCCGATCCAACTTGCGGCTACGTGGCTGACCAGGTCAACGCCTTCGCGGCCGACTGGGCAAATTTTTCCAAGAGTGCGCCGAAGGTCTGAGCCTTTACGTGCGCACGTGGGCGTGGCTCAACGCCCCGCTCAAGACCAAGACCGGGAAAAAGGCTCAGCAGCAAGATGAAGAACCCAGGATCACACGCATCGAGAAAATCAGGGCAGAAGGCCGCGAGCCTGACTTGCCCGACCCTGGCCCGGCCGGCTATCTCCTCGAAGTGTTCTTTGACCTGGGGCCATCGCTGCAGTCGCCCATGGGCGAAACGCCCATCGGCTACGAGCAACTGGTGGCATGGCAGTCCATTCACGGCGTGCAGCTCACGCCCTGGGAGGGCAAAACGCTCTGCGACCTTTCCATCGCGTGGCTGGTCGCCAAAGACGCCGCCAAAGACCCTGGCGCCCCTCGGCCGGGCAGTGTCGATGAATCGCCTGAGCAAGCCGAGGAGCGGCGCGAGCGCGTGTCCAGCGGCCTGGGTGAAATGTTGCGCTCGTTCCGACGCACGCCGAAGTGACCTGCAGGGGGCAGCATGATCGGCTCAGGCAACATCAACTACCTGCGGTTCCTGATCACGGGCGATAGCTCACAACTGCAGGCCGAGGTCGAGAAATCCAAGCGCACCGTCACGGGCATGGTCGATGGCATGGCCGGCTCGTTGGGGCGCCTGGGCACGCTGCTCGGTGGCGTGTTTGCCGGCGTGTCCGTCACGGCATTCGTCGGCAAGCTGGTGTCGGTGCAGCGCGAATTCGATGTGCTCAACAGCTCGCTGGTCACGGTCACCGGGAGTGTCCGGGCCGCTGCCCGCGAGATGGTTTGGATTGAGCGGTTTGCCGATAAAACACCCTACGGTCTTGCCCAGGCGACGGAGGCTTTCGTAAAGATGAAGGCCTTGGGCCTTGATCCCACCCAGGCCAAGCTCACCAGCTTCGGCAACACGGCGGCCGGCATGGGCAAGAGCCTCATGCAGATGATCGAGGCCGTGGCCGATGCGTCCACGGGCGAATTCGAGCGCCTGAAGGAATTCGGCATCAAGGCGTCCAAGCAGGGCGACATGGTGGCGTTCACGTTCCAGGGCGTCACCACCCGCGTGAAGAATTCGGCCAAGGAGATCACTGACTATTTGGAGAGTATTGGTAATTCCGCCTTTGGTGGTGCCATGGATGAGCGGTCGAAAACCCTAGATGGAGCTATTTCATCTCTTGAGAAATCTTGGGACAAGCTTTTTCGAAAGATCAACGAGAGCACTGGGTTCTCCGAGAAGGCCGCCGTCGGCGTGCGCCTGGTCACAGACGCCATCGATGGGCTGGGCAAGATGGTCGAGAACCACCAGGGCGTGGTGATGACCTTCCTGGGTGCTGCCGGCGGCGCGGCTGCAGCGGCGGGCCTGGTGGCCGTGGGCGGGGCCATCGGCGTGGTCAAGGGTGCCATCGTCACGCTGGCGGCCGTGCTGGCTGCGAATCCCGTGACGCTTGCGCTGCTGGGTGTTGGCGTGGTGGCTGGTGCCGGCGTGGCAGCGGTCAGTATGTACGCCAAGACGGCTGCCGGCATTGAGGACGCGATTGCTACCTTGCGCGTCGAGAACGAACGTTCCGAAGCTGCCATGGCGCGCGCCGTGGCCGGGGGGCGCACGGCTGGCGCGGACAACATCGCCAAGACCATCGAGACGCGCAAGGACCAGATCGCCAAGCTGCGGGCCGAGCTGGACATGCTCAACGCCAGCAGCAAGGGCGCCGGCGGCGGGCGTGGTTCCATCAATCCGCCCACCGCTGCAGAGTCTGCCGCGAAGAAGGCCCAGGAAGATGCGGACGCGGAGCAGGCTCTGCTGGAGATCCGCCAGAAGCTCTACGGCGTCAACAAGGACTACCTGCCGCAGCTGCAAAAGCTCAACGAACTGCGCCTGGCCGGCCGCATCACCGAGGCCGCCTATGTCGAGCTGGTTGGCAAGCTGGCAAAGGAAAACTACAAGGAAGACGAGTCGGCCAAGGCGCGTGCCAGCACAGCCAAGCAGCTGCATACGGCCTATGGCAACCTGGTCGATTCCATCGAAGAGAAGATCGCGGCCCAGCGCCTGGAGATCTCCGGCGGCGAGAAGCTGGGCGAATCCGACAAGTTGCGCCTCAAGTATTCGCAGGACCTGCTGGGCTCGCTCAAGGGCCTGAACGCGGCCGAGCGCGCCAACATCGAGGCCAAGCTCAAGACGCTCAAGGTTCTGGAAAAAGAGAACGAGGCCCGGCAGCAGGCCCTCAAGGCCGCCGAGGCAGAGCGCAAGTACCGCCAGGAGTGGATGTCCACCCAGGGCAGGACGGTCGAGGAGCTGACCGCCAGCAACCAGGCGCTGCGCGATGAGATCGAGCTGATCGGCCTGAGCGCCGAGCAGCAGCGCGTGGTGATCGAGCAGCGGCAGCTGGCCATCATCCTGAGCAAGGAGCAGCAGTTGGCCGAGATGGAGCGCTCCGCTGCGCTCACGGGCACCATGACCATGGAGCATGCGCTGCTCCAGCAGGAAATCGAGCTGCTGCGCGAGCGCCTGGGCCTGACCTCGGTGAAGGCTTCGCGCGAAGCCTCGGCCGATGCGGCAAAGGCCAGCACCTCGGAGTGGCAGAAGGGTGTGGACCAGATTGGCCAGAGCCTGGCTGACCAGCTGATGCAGGGCGGTCAATCGTTCGGTCAATACCTGAAGAATCTGGCGCGCACGCTGGTGTTCAAGCCGCTGATCCAGGCCACGGTCCAGATCACTGGCGGTGCCCTGGGCAGTTTGTTCGGCGCCCCCGCTGCTGCTGGCCAGAGTGGTGGTGCAGGCATGGGCATGCTCAACAACCTCGGCGCGCTGGGTGCAGGTGCCCAGGCAATGTGGGGCTTCCTGCCGGGCGCCTCGGCTGCCAGCCTTGCTGGTGCCAATGCCGTTGGCATGGTTGGCGGTGATGCCCTCGGTGCCTTGATCGCAGGCAATGGCAGCTGGGCCGGTGTCGGCAGCAGCTTCGGCTCGCTGATGTCTGGCATTGGCGCTGCGATGCCCTGGATTGCGGGTGCCATCGCCATTTTCTCGCTGCTCAAGGGCGGTCTGTTTGGTTCTCGGGGCGCGAACCACGCGGGCGCGGCCTATAGCACCACGGGTGCGGGCAATGACAAGGCAGCCGAAATGCTGTTCGACCGTGCCGGCGGCGACTGGTATGACGATCTGACCAAGCGCCACAACGCCGACCTTGAAAAGCAGTTGGGCAGCACGGTCGATGCGTTGTCCGATGTCTACAAGCGCCTCTCGCGCTATGCCGGTGACAGTGCCAAGCAGATCGATATCGTCGCGGGCTTCGCCTCCAATCCGAAGTACGGCGACGAGGATTCCTACGGCTATTTCAAGCTGATCGACAAGGTGACCGGCGAGGTCCTGGACAGCTACACCAAGCGCGATGGCGCGCTTGGCACGGACCCCACCAAGGCCTACGCCCAGTTCATTGCCGACATGGGCGGATCGCTGATCGAGCAGCTGAAAAAGGCTGATATCCCCAGCTGGATGCGCAATGTCTTCGATGACATGGGCGAGGAGATCACGCTGGAGAGCTTCAACGCGGCGCTGCAGACCGTGGAGCTGACGGGCGCCGCCATTGAGGGCTGGACCCGCAACATCACCAACTTTGGCAAGCTGGGCGATGAGGCCATTGCCAAGCTCATCAAGAGCGCAGGCGGCATCCAAGACCTGATCACCGGCATGGATGCGTTCTACACCAGCTTCTATTCCGAGCGGGAGCGCGTCGAGAACGCGGCCAAGGACGTTGACAAGGCGCTGGCCGGCCTCAAGATCGACATCGATCCACGCATGGGCCAGGACGCCAAGGCCAAGTTCCGCAAGCTCATCGAGGACGCCATGGCGGCCGGCGATGTGGAGCTGCTGGCCAAGCTCATCCCGCTGGCCAAGGAATTCGGTGCCGTGGCCGATGCGGCTGGCCAGGTGCTGGACACGCTCAAGAACGAGCGCCGGCAGTTGGAGGCCGAGTATCTGCGCGCCACGGGTCAGACCGACAAATACCGTGAGGCCCTGCGCAAGCTGGCCACCGAGGGCATGACCGAAGCCGAGCGCGCTGCCTGGGACTACAACCAGGCGCTGCGCGAAGAAATCGCGCGTTTGGACCAGCGCACGGACCTGGAACGCAAGCTGCTGGAACTGCAGGGCAATACGGCCGAGCTGCGCCGCCGCGAGCTGGCTGCCCTGGACCCGAGCAATCGCGCCCTGCAAGAACGCATCTGGGCGATCGAGGATGAAAAAACTGCCCAGGCCGCTGCATACGACCTGTTCCGCCGTGCGGTAGATCGCGACCGTGAAGCGCTGCAGCAGCGCGTGTCGGTGGTGCAAGAGACCATCAACGCCATTGCGTCGTCTGTGGGCGTGCTCCAGAGCGCGGCCGAGGAGCTTTACGGCACCGTCGATTCCACGGCGCAGCTCGCCGCAGCCCGGGGCATGGTCTACATCGAGCAGGCTCTGGATGGCGTGAGGTCGGGGCGCAAGCTCTCCGATTACTCCGACATTGGCGGGGCCGTGCAGGCTACCCGGGCCGGTCTCGCATCCGGCGTCTATGCGACCGATTTCGAGCGCCGCCGTGATGCGCTGGTGTGGGCTGGCAAGTTCGCCGAGCTTGGAGATCTCGGGGAATCGCAGCTGAGCATCGAGGAACGGTCCCTCAAGGCATTGCAGTCGCAAATTGAAAGCCTGGACGCCTTGACCAGACGCGCTGATGAACTGGTCAATGGCACCAGCATGCTCACAGGCACGGTGCAGGGTTACTTCGAGAAATTGTTGGCCGCACTCAACAAGACTGGCGGCGCAACTACCCCCGTCACCAAGCCCGGGACGGGTGGTGCAGTTCTTGGCCCTGGTGGAGGAGGGTCAAGCGAGGCCGAGGAATCCAAGTACTCGCGGCCTCGGGCGGATGGCTCTGGTGGGACCTGGTATGAGCCAGTCGTGGACCAGGGGGCGATTGGTAAGTTGGAAAGCTTGTTCGACAAGTACCACAGCTATGACGGTACGGGTGACCTGACCGGGCTGATGCGCGACATGCAAAAGGCTGGCGCAACGCTGTCCGACATGGAAGCGCTGTCGGGACTGTATGCCCGGGACTGGGCCGAAGTCGAGCGCATCACTGGCATCAAGCTCCCTGCTTTCGCCAGCGGGGGTATGCACGCGGGCGGTCTGCGTTTGGTGGGCGAGCGCGGCTGGGAAGTCGAGGCTACTGGCCCGGCCCGCTACTGGAACCAGCAGCAGCTCGGCCAAGCCATGCGCGGGGGCGGTGAAGACTCCGAAAGCGCAGCGCTGATTGCCGCGCTGCTGGCCGAGGTCAGCGCCCTGCGCGGCGAGGTGGCGGGCCTGCGTGCTCCTGCAGAAGCGACTGCGCGCAACACAGCGCCATTGCCCGAGCTGGGTGAGCAGTTCGACCGCGTCACCAACGGCGGCAACGCCATGCGTGGGAAGGCAATCGCATGAACATCCTTGTTCCCAAGACCATCACGCCGGAAATGTTCATGGCCGGCACCACCATTCCCGAGGTCGATGCGACCGTTGGCGAAGTGGCCTGGGCCACTGGCGTTGATGCTGCCGTGGGCCTGCGCCGCGTGTGGAAGGGCTACACCTACGAATGCGTCAAAGCCGTGGCCGGTGCGCCCGCCAACGCCTACGAGCCGGGCACGCCCAATGCGGCCACATTCTGGGAGCGCGACGAAGGTGCGCCCACCAACCGCATGGCGCCGTTCGACAAATACCTGTTCACCAAAGCACGCCGGGCCACATCGCTGACCTATGTGCTGCGGCCTGGTTTCGTCAACGGCCTGGCCCTGTACGGCCTGGAGGCCGACAAGCTGACCATCACGGTCAAGGCGGATGGCGTGGACCTGATGCCGCCTGTCAATGCGCAGCTGTGGGAGCAGGCATTCGGCGAGTGGGAATATCTCTTCGGCGACCTGCAACGCGGCACCTACTTTGTGCTCAAGGACCTGCCCATCCATCCGGGCATTGAGATCTCGATCACCGTGGCGCGCAACAACGCCGGGGTGGAGGCGGCCGTGGGGTTTATCAGCGTGGGCAACTGGAAGCAGCTTTTGCTGCCTGGCCGCGAGCGCATGGGCGGCGCGCAGTACGGCGTCGAAGCCAGCACGCGCGACTACTCCTACGTCGATGACCGCAAGGATGGCACCTACACCGAGGTGCAGGGGCGGCTGGCCACCAACATCAATCTGAGCTGCGTCATCGACGCAGTGCAGGCGCCTGCAGCCAAGACGCTGCTGGACCAGATCCTGGGCAAGGCCGTGGCCATTGAGGTCAGCGACCTGCCGCGCTACGGGCACCTGGCCACGGTAGGGAAGGTGACCGGCACCGTGCGCTCAACCGATTGGACTTCGGCCCAGGTGGACCTGCAAATCAAAGGCAACGTATGACCGACATCGTCAACATCCCAGACCTGCTGCCCATCTCGCAGTATCCCGCGCTCGGAAGCGCCAATTTCAACCAGGAGGCATACAACTACGCCACCAGCGTCCCGCCCGCTGTGTCGCGCATGCGGGAGATTGCTGTGGCCAGCCGAACCTGCGCCATCGCTGCGCGGGAGCAGGCAGACGCGGCGATGGGCTATCGTAATCAGGCGGCATATTCCGCTGCAGCGGCCGAGGCCGCGAAAGCCATAGCGGTGGCTGCGGCATCGTCGGCAGAGACGTTCAAGAATCAGGCGCAAAGCGCTGCAGCATCGGCGGCCGCCAGCGCCCAGGCTGTTGACCAGTACATGCTTGGCCCCAAGACCCTCCCGCCGACCACTGATAACCAAGGCGGGGCCATCAAGCTGGGTGCGATGTATATCAACGTCGGCATCGATCCCAATCTCAACAATCGTTGGTTCTGGTGGGGTGGCAATGTCCTGAGGTGGGTGCCTGGCGTTGGGGATTTGCCCGCGACTTTCATGCCGAGGGGTGGTGGAGTTTTTACGGGGCATATTGAAGTGCCGTCGGGCGCGACGGGCAACCAAGCGCCGCGCGCAAGTGAAGTAGTGAGCCGAAAGATCACGTATGCCGGCGTAGGCGCAAACATGAACACCCTGCCGCTCGTAAACGGGGCATGGTCGGGGCGGGACTGGGTCAACGCTCCCTCTGCAGAATCTCCGTGGTGGTATGTCGAACAAATCGTCCACGAGGAAAACTATGTCACACAGACATCTTTGGGACTGACTGATGCCACGCCGAAATACTTCCGTATTCAGGTTGGTGGTGTCTGGCAGCAGTGGCGGCGCATGCTTGATGCAATCGACCTACGAGAAAAAGTCTTCGCATCGAGTACCGGTGCTGGGCCTGGTGATGCAAAGCTGTATTTCCTCGATCCGTCAAAGGGCTCCATTCATCAGCTGACAGTCCAGTACAACACGTACTTTACGGGGGCATTGCGTGGAATAGGCGATCAGTTAACCCTGCGTCTGAAATTCTCGGGTGGAGCATGGCCAATAAGCTTCAACACTAATTTCCGATTCCCAGCAGGGACTGTATTTCCTACTTACGTAGCTGGGCAAACTTTGACACTGACCTTCGTTAATACAGAAGGTTCTTTTATTGACGCATTTATCGTGGGGGTTCACAACCCATGATGGTAAGATGGTTAATGTCTTCAGGTCGCGGATTTAATCTCGTTATCTCAGCCGATCTGTACCGACCAAACCTGCGCACACTTGCGAATGCTGCAGGCTATGACGGTGTTTCTGAGGCAACTATTACTGTGGCCGCCGGCGTGATTATCGCGGGAGTCAGTACCGGAACTTGGCCAGCAGGAAAACTCACGCTTGTCAATAACGGTGTGATCGGTGGCGAACCAAATAGCGGGACTGCCTTAAACGTGACGTCCCAGATAAAGATAATTAACAATGGGACGATGGTCGGTGGGGGTGGTGGCGGTGGAAATGGTGAAGGCGCTACCTACTATCAAGGCACTGGCGGAGGTGCGACATTCAGCGCGGAAGGAGGCCAGGGTGGTGCAGGAGCAGGGTATTTTTGGAACTCTACGACCCAAAAGATAAACCTTGCAACGACTCAGTCAGGAACCAACGGCCAGTACCGCGTATACGGCGGCGCTGTCGGTGGTGGACAGACACCGGGTTGGATACAAGCCGGCAATGGCGGTTCAGGAGGCTCGCTAGGAACGCTCGGCAATGGCGGTTCTCCGCACATAGCGGGCGGGGACTGCACTCTGCAGTCAACTTTCGGGCGCTCCTCGGGCGGGGATGCTGGGTATTACGTGCTTGGAAACGCAAATGTCACATGGCTTGTAACCGGGACGCGGTCGGGGCGTGTGGGTTAATTAAGGGGTTATATGGAATACAGGATAGACAAAGAAACAGGCGAATATCCGCTGAGTGTTTCTGAAATATGGCGCCGGCACCCAAATACGATGATGGCCCATCATCTGGAACGCTATGCACTCGTAGAGCCGGCTGAAATGCCTGCATGCGACGAGTCCACACACAAGCCCGTCGAAATCGAGCCTGTCGAGATCGACGGCGTGTGGCGGCAGCAGTGGTCTGTCGTGCCACTGTCCGAAGAGGAACTAGCCGAGTTTCAGCGACAGCGCCAAGAAGCTGCAGCTGCGCTGATTCCGAAGTCCTGCACGCGCCGGCAGGGGCAGCTTGCACTGCTCACCCATGGGGTGCTGGACGACGCCGAGGCAGCAATCGCAGCGATCACGGACCCCGTGCAAAAGCGGGCCGCGCAGATCGAGTACGAGGCCGACACATGGGAGCGCGCAAACCCGTTCCTGCAGCAGCTCTGGGTCCAGCTTGGCGGCACGCCTCAGTCGCTCGATGAGGCCTTCGCGCTCGCTGTGACGCTCTAGGAGGGCCAATGCAAGACGATTTTGGAAACGAGATTAACCCCAACACGGCGCGCACCATCACTGCTCGGCTCGATGAGGGCGATGCGCGCATGACGCGCATTGAAGCAGACCTGCGCGCGAACACCGAGGCCACGGAAAAGGTCCGTGTCAACACGGCCGAAATGGTGGAGTTTTTCGCTGCCGCGCAGGGGGCTTTCAAGGTCCTGAATTGGATCGGAAAGGTGGCCAAACCCATCACCTACATCGTGATGATGGCGAGCGCTGGCCTGGCCTTCTGGAAGGCGTTGACCATTGGCGGAGGTGGCCGATGAACGAGACATTGCGTAATCGACTGCTGGCTACGGCCGCCGGCTTGGCAGCCACCGCTGCCGGTGGTTATGTCGCCACACAGGAGGCCAGGCCCAGCCCCGCCGTGGCGCTGGCCCGCGAGATCGGGCTGCATTACGAAAGCAGCGGCCGGCACATTGGCACGCCCTACATCGACCGCCTGGGCAGGGGGCAGCCGCTGACCGTCTGCGCGGGCGTGACGGGCCCCGAAGTTGTAGCGGGGCGCTACTACACGCCCGAGGACTGCGCGCGACTGGAGCGTCCCAAATACCGCGAGGCCGAGCGCTTGGCGCGTCGGGCTCTGCGGCACTGGGACAGCTACAACCTCTGGGTGCAGGCCAGCTTTATCGACATGGCATACAACGTGCCCTCAGCGCTCGCACCTGATACCACCGTCTTGCGGCTGGCCAACTCCGGGCAGCTGGATGCGGCATGCCAGCAGATGCCGCGTTGGGTCTACGGCACCGTGAACGGCGTGCCCACGCGGCTGCCTGGTCTTGTTGATCGCCGCGATGCCACCCGCGAGTTGTGCGCGCAGTGGGGTAGGGACGGGCATTTCAGCGCAGCGCTGGTCGCGGCCAAGGCGGCGCCATGATCGCCGGCCTCAAGGCCTATGCGTGGCAGGCGCTGGCCCTGCTCCTGGCGGCTCTGCTGGCCTGGCAGGCCATGGAGCGGGTGGGCGCTGAGCGCGATGTAGCCCAGGCCCGCGCCGAGCTGGCCGGCGAGCGAGAGGCAGCGGCCACAGCTGCCCTGCAGGCATCCGAGAAATATCGCAAGTTGGAGGACAAACACCGTGACGACCTACGCATCATCGACGCCCAGGCCAGGCAGGACCTGGCGCGCTTCACAGCTGACGCTGACGCCGCTCGCGTTGCTGCTGGCCGGCTGCGCGGCGACCTCGCCGACTACATCACCGCCCATCGTGTCGCCGCCCAGGCTCGCGCCGCTGCCGGACAGTGCGCGCCAGACACCAGCGCCCTCGATCTGCTCGCCGAGCTGCAGCGCCGCGCTGACGAGCGAGCGGGAGAGCTGGCGCGCATTGCTGACGACGCCCGAGGCCGGGGCAGTGCCTGCGAGCGGGCCTATGACACCGGCCGCGCGATGATAGAGGTTGTGCAGTAGCTGTCACTCAAGCTCGTGCTCTCTCCGGAGATGTTCCGAGAGGAAGGCTGTTTGCCGCTGTGCAGGTGTGAGGTGGCGCTCTTTAATGCCCACTTCATCTGGCATGGTTGCAGCCTGAATCTCTGCGCCTTCGGCCACGGCCATGGCGAAAAACGAATATGCGCTGACCTCGATTTTGTGCCCACCGGGGTAGACAACCTCAAGGATGCCACTGTCATCATCTGCGTCCGTCAGATCGCCGGAAGGCAGAACGCGAACGCCTGTCATGACGTGAGTCAACGGACCGGCATGGTCGAGGTTGCAGTAATACTGGGGGAGTTTGCGCAGGGCATTGATGTAGCGCGAGCTGAGGTTGACGGCTTTGCTCATGTCGAAGGAGTCCAGGTGGGTTGCGAAATCGATCTGCTCGCGCACCCAGGCTGCATTGCCCAGACTCGCCAGCTTGGCGCGTTGCTCGTCTGTGAGCAGCAGCTTGTATGCTTTTGCGCCTTCGTCCGAGAGGGGTTTGCGCCCCTGGCCACGGCCGGCGCCACCGCGTGATGTTGTGGTGTCGTTCATGGAAGGATTATTTGATTTCATGGTCCATAAATCAACCATTCGATGCGCTCGGGTATGGACTTGTGGTTTTGATTTGATGGCCCATAATTCAACTCATGGCAGCACATCGCAGCCACCGGCGCCTCCCGGGATGAGGGCAGCGAGACCACCGTGCAAACCATCTCCAGCCAGCACTACATTGACGACGACATCGTTGCTGAAAAGCTGGCTGTGCGCGATTTCGAGGTGCAGGTTTCCCCGGTCTTTGAAGCTGGCGGCGTTTCTGTCCGCGTGGTGCTGGATGGCCACCACAGCCTGGCTGCAGCGCGCCAAGCTGGCGAGGAGCCGGAATTCGTGACTGCCGATGCGACCACCAACGACAAAGTGGCCCTGCTGGAGCGTGGCGAGATCGAGGATTTCCTGGAGCTCGCCTGGATCGATGGAGACTGGTACGACATCGACACAAAGCAGTGCGTGTGGTGAACCGAAATGCGCAAGCTTGCTGACTGGGCAGCGCTGGACTGGAGAAAGCCCAACGCTCAGCTTGCTGCAGAGACCGGAGCGACTCTCCTGACAGTGATCAAGCGTCGCACCGAGTTTGGGCATCCGGCTGACCACATCGGCTGGAAGCGTCCGGATACCGCCGAAAACAATAGGCGCCCTGAGCGGCGAGCCCAGGCCGCCAGGAGCCAGCCGGTGGCTACGGCGGCGGCGAAGATCAGCCCAGTTGCTGGCCGTGGTGAGGCCAATGTGCATGCAGTGGAGTGGCGCCTTCAGGGCCCGGACGGCACGGCATATGTGGTCCGCAACCTCTACGAATTCGTGCGCGCGAACGCCCACCTTTTTGCCCCGTCTGATGTGGAGTGGAAGCGGACGGGCGGCAAGCGTGGCACTGGCGGCGAGTGGTGCAACGCTACCGCAGGCATCCTCAACATCAAGGGTGGCCGCGCGAAGTCGTGGAAGGGCTGGCGGCTGATCAATCCGTAGACGGCTCGGGCGGGGCTATCGAGACCACCGTGCCGTCGATTGCGACCATCTCGCCTCGGGTTGTGGGGTCGGCATCGAGAGGGACGCCCCACATGATCCCTGGGTGCTCGCCCTTGTGCATAACGTGGTCCAGGTGATAAAGCTCCTCGGGCGGCAGGCGGAAGCGCTGGGGGTACTTGTCGCTGCCGTGGGCCTTCCAATGTCCCATGAAGCCGGCGACGACGCGCTGGTGGACTGTGTGTTTCGGATTTGTGGGGTCGATCATGGCCGGCATTGTGCCGTCTCAATCCTCTGGGCATCGCTCCATGGCCCAGTCCAGCGCCTCCGCGGCCGATTCGTGCGGCCCGTCGAAGGCCTTGATGCCGCGCTCATCGTCCCAGAGCACGCCTGTCCATCGCCTCGCAGCAGGGAAGGGTAGGCGGCCGTAGTCCACGACCACGGCATACCAGCCAGGCTCAGTGGGCTGACCGGTCCAGATCATGGTCCGTGACCTGGCGCATAACCGCCGCCGTGGCTGCGGCACATGGCTTCCATCAGCTCATCCTCGGTGTCTGGCACTATCCGCTCGATGCGAGTTTCGGGCAGCATGATGGCCTCCGGGTGGCTTTTCCGGATGAATTCCTCTGTGCAGTCAAAGCGTGTGGTGCGCCAGCGACCCATGTGGTTCCGGTACCGCCAAAGGTAGGTGATCTGGGTTTTCATACTGGTTATTTAACCAGTGTTTTTATGGATGGCGTAAGTTAGCATCCACTT